TTTGACTTGCGCCCGCCCATAGACTGTGGCGTATGGCAACTAATCCGCACTCTCCCGACACGCTGGCCGAAGTTATCGCTACCATTCCCGAGGATGCGCTACCCGAGGGTGTGACCCTTGAACCAGCCAAGGATGTACCGCGCCCGAACGATGCGGAGATTATTTGCGCCGTCATGGGCGAAGACACCGTATAGACCCTAGAGACAACAAAAGCGCCCCCGCTCATCCCAAGGATGGCAGGGGCTAACTCTTGCGTCGTAACGTCACTTAACCGGTCTTACGTGACCGTGAGAGCCAGTCCGTCAAGCTCTGCATCGACGTGTAGGGCAACGGTCTCAATCTGCTCGCCAACGACCGTGCCAGCGGAATGTATGACGAATACCGGGGTGTCGTCTGCGTGGCCTTCGAGGGCTGCGCGCAGCTCTCCTACGGTGGTGATCATCTTTCCTACTTTCCTGAAACCTTCGCCCGCCGCTAGACTGTCCGGTCCATCCGGGCCGCCCAGACGATGGCGGTGTCCGCGCCTGGTGCGGCGTCAACTGTGAACGTGACCTGTGTCGTGGTGACCGAGGAAACCCATACCTTCGAAGCTGAGCCGGGGTTGCCGGCGAAGGAGACTTGGAAGTCCCTTGCCGCCCACAGCCTGTCAGTGCGTGGGGTCGCGGTAGTTCCGGTGCCCACCCACAGCCCGTGAGTGACCGTGACCGATGTGTTCGCGGCGAGGACCGTGGCGGTGCCGTTCATCTCAGTAACCACGCCCTTGTTCCCGCGGACCCTGCCTGAGTCGGGGCCGTAGATGCGGAGCTTGTTCGCGTTGACCGTGGATGAGAGGTCGCAGTCGATAACGTCCATGTTGGTGTTCCCGCCAAGGAACTGCACCGAATCCGAGGCCGTGATCTTGGCCTCTTTGACAGTGATGTCCGAGCATGTGCTGGCGAAGATCCCGACCCCGGAAACCTGCTTGTACTTGCCGCTGATCTTCCCGCGGGCACACCCTGAGAGGAAGATCTGTTGATTCCCTGCAACCGCGAGGTCGGTGTCCATATCCGTCAGTTCGAAGTCGGTCACGGAAGTCAGCGAGAACCCGTGGCCAGTGGACGCGCTTGTGCCCACCCAGCGGCGGGCGTAGAACTGCTTCGTCGCGCCGATCATGCTCAGCAGATTCCCCGTCGTCCCGGTCTTGCGGAACGTGATGTCGTGGATGCTGACCTTCTCCGTGTACTGAGTGGGGAAGTTCACCATCGGCGCGGAGCCAGTGTGTTCCATCGCGCACTGTCCCACGTTGATTTCCTTCGACGGCCCCCAAGTGGTGTCACCGAACGCGACGAAACAGGAGCCCGTGTTGGCCCGCATGGTCGCGCCGATCACGTCAAACCAGATCGCGGAGTGGCAGAAGATCGCATGCGATTCGGTGCTGCCGCCCTCAGTGTTGTCGTAGATGCCCCCGATGATCTTGGTCCGCAGCGAACCCGTGGCGACCTGGATGGCACCCTTCGCGGCCTTGTACGCTGCAACGTTTTCAAGGGTGGTTTCCACGCACCCTTCGCGGAGGCCGATGGTGTCGTACCCGGCGTTGCGGTAAACGCCCCGCACGATGGAGGTTTTGAGGGCATGGCCGACGAACAGGCAGAACGCCCTGCGCCCGGTGTTCCCGCCGCCTTCAACGTTGATGGTGATGCCGGGGCGGGCGTCAACCGATTCCACGTCAATGACCCTCGTGTAGTCGGCCTCATGCACGGCGATGTTCGCGTAGGAGCCAAGGTCAGGCTGGTTTACCCCGTTGCCGTCGATCTTGACGTTCCTGACCGTGAAGTTGGTTATGCGGGAACCGACCGCGCCGATGACTGAGAGGACGGGTTTGATGGAGACGGGGTTGTAGGCGGTCCCCGTGATCGCGTCGGTGCCGAGGTTGATGTCGCTGAACGCGGCATTGTTGACGGCGGTGATGGTTGCCCAGTTGCCGTCGAGCGTCACGTTTGACTTGGCCTGGATGGTGCCGTTGAGGGTGTAGGCGTGTCCGGGGGAGAGCAGCACCACCCCGCCGCCAGCGGCGTTAGCGGCGTCAATCTGCGCCTGGATCGCTGCCTTGGCGTCGCCGACAATTGCCGGGACACCGAAGGCCTGCGCGTAAGTGGCATTTAGTGACGTTTCGGTGAGGCGTGTGGGTAGGGCCGCGTCGGGTACTTTGCGGAAGTCCATGATTCCCATGAGTTGGCTCCTAGCTGATCGTGATGGCGGGTTTGGTGGTGATCCCGCCATTGGCGTTGCGGGTGACCGTGGGCTGCGTGTAGGTGCGGGTGCCGTAGGTGATGGTGTAGGAGTCGATAGCGCCGGGGAAGGAACTAGATGCGGTGCCTGTGTAGGTTCCTGTCGTCCCGTCCGGCCATGCCACGCCCGCCGATGTGGGGGCTTGGTTCGCGTCCCTCGTGATCGTGCCGACCATGATGGTTTCCGGGTCAGCAGCAAGTGACAGGTTCAGCGAGGAAATCCACGCAGGCTGCGGGGTCGGTGACGGGGCGAGCGTTTCCGGATCAATCGGCACCAGCTCCGAATAGTCCAGCTCAGCGACAGCAGGCACAGCGAAGTAGATCGTCCGGCCCGCAACACCCGGTAGATGCTCGTCAACACGCCACACCCAGTCAGCGGTCGTGGTCGCGAGCGTCACATCAACAGCCCCAGCAGCGAGGACAACCTGGAACGACGCGGGCAGCACAACCTTGTCAGGCGTCCCCGTGATAGTGCGCCGCGCTGTGGGCGTGAACCTGAGAATACCCGCAGCAGGGGTCGTGGTCCCGTCAGCGAGCGGTGTCACGAGGGAGACATGAACGATAGCCAAAAGAATCTCCTACGTGACTGTGATCGCGGGACGGTTAGTGATGAACCCGGACGCGTTACGGGTCACGGTCGGCTGGGTGTATGTTTTCGTGGTCGTCCCGGCGTAGGTGATCGTGTACGAATCCAACGCGCCGGGGAAAGTCGCGGACGGGGTGCCTGAGTAGACGCCCACTGTCCCGTCAGGCCACTTCACGGAAGCACTCGTTGGGACGCCGTTGCTGTCGGGGACAACCGAACCGGAGAACAGCGCCTCTGGTTCGCGGGCCAGCGCGACCATCGCGGCCTCAAGATCATCCTCAAGGTCGTTCAGTCGGGAGGCGGAGAGTGGCGTGTTGCCTATGACCCCATCGGTCCAGTTACGTTTAGCCATCAGCTACCACCTGCTTCCAACGCCTCAACACGGCGCATCAAATCCTGAACAACCGGGATCAAAGCCACCCCGAGCAGGTCGTACCTGACACCATCAATTTCCCCGCCGTAACGGGTCACAATCTCGGGTAGAACTTGGGCTACTTCTTCCGCGATCAGGCCGAACTCGTTCTTCGCTCCCTCAAACATCTGCGGCGGACCAATCAGCCGGTTACCGTCAGCGTCCTCGGGGTACTGGAACGTTGCCTTGCGGTCATAAATCACAGGCCGCAACGACAACACAGCATGAGCGGGCGTCGCGTCCCGAACGTTTTCCTTGTACTTCAGCGAGGACGTATTCCGCCCGAACTTGTACCCGCCGTTATTGCCCACCCATAGCGCGTAAAACTCGGTGCCGCCCACCGTGTTAGTCCACCCGTACTGGGAACCCTCAGCCTCGGGTACAGCCCCGCTGGTAATGTCCGCGCCAACGTGCGTGTGGGACGATGGCGGGAACGTGGCCGGCTTACCGCTAACGCTGTCCCACGTCGTGGTCTGGTTACCCAAACGCACCCACGTAGACCCGACCAAAACCTCAACACCGTACTCAGTTGGGGCAGTCTCCAGCAGCTCACCAAAGCGGGCCACAGCGGTCACGCCCGTGTCGTCAAAAACCGTGAACGTTCCGCTCTGCGGGTCCGCCTGAACACCCAGCGAACCGTCCTCACGGTTGAAGTTCATCAACCCGTTCACCAGCACACCGTTAGGCACCACACCAATACCCGCCGTCGCCAGCAGGTCAGCCGCGGCCAGTTCCCGCTGTGCGCGTTCCACGTCCTGCAACCGGCGGATAATCGCATCATCACCCATGAACTGACTGCCGAGCTGCCCAGGCTGAGCCACTAGATACCCCCGATGCTGGTCACGTCAATCAATGGTTGGATGGTGTTCGCGTCCATACGCCAACCCACCGCCCTGCCCGTCCCGGTGATCCCGTTAGGCCATGCAGGGGCGGTCAGGTCGAACCCGATTTCATCCCCGATGAACCAGTCCCGCCCCAGCTTCGGAGCCTCTGCACGCTTCGCCGTGAGTTCAAGGCCGATGCCGCCGTTCTTCATGGCAGTCAACGCCCGCGCCGCGTGGTCGTTCAACGTGGACGTTTCCTTGATGGACGTGGATGGCGTCCACCTGTACTCGAACGTGGGCCGCAAATCCGTAGCTTCAAACTGCGGGGCGGACTGGGGGCGGGCATCATCAACACCAGACGAAACCGCAATCACACGGTTAGCCCCAAGGTTCGACGTGTACGACTCCTTGAGCTTCGCGCCCGTCACCGACCCCGGAAGATAGAACTGTGCCGCGGGTCCAAGGCCAGCCGGTGCCGCAGCCCCAACCCTGTCACCCACATAAAACACAGGGGTAATCAGGGAGTTCACATGCTCCCAACCCACCGTCCACTCAGGACCACCAACCAGCCCGGACAGCTCCCCAAGGACCGTGTACAGGGTCTTGTCCTCGTTGTCTTTGTAGGTCCGGTCCCGTGCTTCACCGTTGCCGCCCACGACCTGAACCCGGATCGGGATACCCCGCAACGCCCCAGTCTTCGCCCAGTCCTCAACCAGATCCTTGGCGATCAGGTTCTGGGCCGTGGCCGTATAGGTCACGTCGCCGACGAAGCGCCTGTCGAAGTAGGCCTCCGGGGTTGCCAGGCTCAGTTCTACTGAACCGCCGTGCGTGGTTTCCCGGTCAATGACCATCCCACCCCACAAGGGGGTTTGCCCGTCATCGTCCAAGCAGACGACCCAGACCGCGCCGGGGCGGGTCGCGTTCACCCACCCGTTCGGTGCCGACGATAACGGCAAGGAAGCGGTCTGCGTCTCGTACCTCATCATCGTGCAACCGAACATGCCCGAGGGTTCGAGGTCGGGGAGGTCCGCCATGACGGCCCCGGTGTTCGCATTCACAGCAACCCAAGAAAGCGTCACGGCGTCAACCCCTCAAATTAGCGAAGTGAGAATCGGGCCTACTCGGCTGCGTGCCGGCCCTTGCCCACAGCGACCTCGGCATTGAACGCAGACGGGTTACCGTCCGTGGCCTTGGCAACCAGGATGTTCTTCAGCAGCGCAATCACGAACGACAACCCCGAAATGTTCAAAGCGAGCAACCAGTCAACACCGGTCAACGTTGTCGCGCCCAACGACACAAGCGCTGCTAGGAACGATTCAACGAAAGTTGAAATGGACCGCTCCAGCGCGGCCTTCCAAAACGCGAGAGTAAACATCAAGAACCGACTTTCGGCATGTCGTCGATCAGCCACTTGGGCACGAGCCGGTAAGTCTCACCGGACCGCATGGCCAACTGGAACTCAGTGAGGTTGATAGGCCGGAGTTTCCCGTCGTCGGTGCGCTCGTACACGGTGTCCTCGCCGGTTACCTCACTGCGGACGAACCTAGAACCCACACCGCCCTTCAGCGTGAGCTCGGCGGCCTGCTTGATGACACCGGTCAC